GCTGCCTGCCGTCATAGGTAAGATGCTCGTCAAACCCCATATGGTCGTCAATCTCCTCGGTCTCCCAAGGAAGAGGCAGACGACAGATATTCACAGCGTCGATCACCGGGGGCGTAGGCGCCGTAGTATACGGTGGGTCGATCCTAGTAGCGATGTAGAGCCGATCCTGACCGTCTTCGCTGACGCAGCAGATATCCTCCACGGTCCGGTTGACAATGGAATGTCGGTGCCAGCCCCACACTTCCTGATCGGGGATGTATGTAAGTCCTAGCAGTATACCAGTCTTTGTCAGCGCCCAGATAATATTCTGGCTACGCTGATAGGCCACCCGCTTAAGCCCATCCGTGAACAGATGCTTGCTCCATAGGCTCAGATCGCGGCTGACCAGTGTTTCCTGCCCAAAGTCGTACGTGGCATCCCGCATGATGCGGTCGCCCTTCTGGACGTAGATCAGCGAGGTGCCGACCACAACAGGAATCACGTTGCCGCAGCCGTGGTATGAGTCGATACGGGCGTTAATCGCCGTAGGGGTAAGTCCGCCGCCAGTGCCGCCCTTCAGCACCCATTCCGTCGTGTTCGTCAGAACAACCGAGCGACCAGCAATCTCCAGCAGATGCTGCACGCTAGACACAGTCTTTCCGCCAAGTTCAAAGTCCAGGCCGCTAGAATCCTCGGCGCCAGTGTCAAAGGTCTGGTAATTTCCGATGTGGCTGGCAACGATGCGCTCCACATTGTCCGCGAAACCGCCGAGCATCAAACGTTGCTGGAAGATACCGATAGCGGCAGGGTACCCGTTCTCTGTCGGGCTGACGCCCAACGCGGCCGTGTCCTTGGTGTCTGGGATGATCCCAGAATCAACGAACGTCGTTGTCGTAGTGCTTCCGATGTACCCGTAGTTGCGGCCAAATAGCCGGAACACGTTGTAATATTCGACGGTTGACGTGCCCGTGCTGGGAGTCCATGAAACAGTAACCGGGGATGCCGTAGCAGGGCTGGCTATAGTGGCTGACGTGATTGACGTGGCCCGCCACGAAAGCGTCTTAGTCGCACCAGCCGCAGGATTGCCGGGGATCGAAAAACTGTTTGCGTCGATACGAATAACGCGGATTACGTCGTTTTTGCGGTAGCGAACAGCGCTTGTGTTGTCCGTAACGTCAGCCGTTACCTCGATTTCGTCGTTCGTTTGCAGCCCGTGAGACGCCTGCGTAACGACCCAGGGCACGCCGGTAGCTGTGATTGGGCTGGAGTAGGCTGGCCCGCGCAAGGCGCTAGTCTCGACACCGTTGCGGTCTACGCCTGTGACTCTGTACCGCACCTGATCAGTACCGGGTGTGCCGCTGGATAGAGACGCTGCCGAATAGAACGCAATGCCTGGCGTAAGCGGCAGATCAGCGATAGTCCAGTCATCATCGCGGCTAGCACCCGAGTCCCCGCGTGTGATCTTCTTCGGCGCGTTGATCCCGTCTGTGATAAACAGCACGTCACCTGACTGGACGTACCTGGCAGTCGGAGGGTTGAACGTCACCGTCAATTCAAACGTGCCGCCGCCACCTTCGACTTCAACCAGCACGCCATTACGGATCACCCGCATCGTCGTGCCGGTAATCGCCAGCACGTAACTGTCACTAGGCCCGTACTCAAACGGGATCAGATACGTCGTATCGCCTTCGCTATCGATAGACGCACACAACTGCATTCCTTGGCGAACAGTAACCCCGCCCTCGGGCTGCACGACCCAATTAAGGCACGTCTTTAACGCCGACTTCCAACGATCCACATCCGGCCGCCCATAGAGCGCCGGGGCTACTTCGCCAGCAGAGAAAGCGTACTGTACATCTTTCATTCGCGGGCCTGGATGCTAGTTGCATCGGCCTTACTGCGCGGCTCGGGTTCGTTCAGACTTGTAGCGAACGCCTCACTTACAGCCGACATGTACTGCGCAAAGCAATCGTTTCGGATCTCCCGGTTCTTAGACAGCGGCAGGCTGATCTCATGCGCCAGACGCCACGACAAGGCATTAGCAAACATCGGGTCAAACTGTGCCGTGTCAGTATTCAGATACGCTCCAATAACTACTGCATCTTCTACGTCGGTGTGCAGCAATCTACCAGACGCATCGCTTCCGATCATGTACGGGTACGTGTCGGGCAGCGCCGGTCGGTCAGACGTAAGGACGTTGACCGTGGTCGTGCTAACCTCTGACGCCGGCAGTACCTTCTGAATCACGACATAGTTCGACGGATACCGGTACGTGTAGAACCATTCTGGATGAAGGTTCTCGCCAACCAAGGCCAGGCTAACCGTTCGCTGGGCGAACGGCCAGTTGCGCTCCCGTAGCATCAACTGCAAGCTCGGGGTGTATGCAGCCTTACACGCCCGAGCTTGGTTGCTGGACTCGTTGATGTTGGCGATCGGCTGTAAAATGCCGACACGCTGCAACGCGAGATTACAAATCTCGGTCTGGTTCACGGTGTCTTAGAACGACACTTCTGCGGACACGGACGCGCCAGTGCCGGAAATGGCGCTGACGTTGACTCGCACGAAGGGAACCGCAACCTTCTGCTGGACAGCAAACGGCTTGCTTTCAGCGGTTCCGCCGATCACCAGCGTCGATTGCGTAGTCCACGAAGAGGCATCGGGCGAGGTCTGAATCTGGATAGTGGCGCTGAACGCACCGCTAGTGCCAAGAGCCTTGCCGTAAACTTCCACGATAACCGGATTAGTTGAGCCGATTTTCTGGACAGCGGCGTAGGTCCCGTTGGTGGTGGTCGTGATTCCGTCAGCCAGAGTAGCAATAGTCATAGAAAGTCCTTAGTGATTGTGAGTGTACAGAATAACACCCAGAAGGCAAGCCCTCTGGGTGTTACGCCTACTACCAATTAGGCGATGCTAATGCCGTCGCTGAAGTACTGCGTCTGCGGCGCCGCATGCGGAACCAGAACGACAGTCAGCTTTCCGGTAGACGGGTTCGACCCGTTAACCACATACTCCAAGCCCAGGTACCGCTCGTAGTTCTGGCCCGGAGGCAGAACCATAACGACCCGAGTACCGGCGGTCAGACCAGCCAGCAACACGTTGCGCGTGGCGTGGGTCGTCTCGCTGGTATCCATGTTCGTAGTGCTATCCGAACGAACGAAGATATCCAGGCTGGTAAGGGTGTTGAAAGCCTCAGTCACGATGACTTCGACGTACATCGGACGAATGCCGAGGTCCCGCAGGGTCGGGACAGACTGGCAGTCGATGACGTTGGTCGAGTCGGCCGAGGCGGTAATGGCCTGATCCGAAGAGAAGATCAGGTTGGTGGTGTCAGTGTAATATCCGCTCATGTGTTATTCCTTAGACCACTCGGGCTTCGGTATCGAGCAGCTGATGAATGGTGCGGATCTGATAGCCACGGAACATCGTCTTCCGCTTGCCATCGACCGTCTCACTCGTCAGACTGCCCGACTGCTTGTTCAGCGACTGGATATCCAGCATCTGCGCGACGGTGCGAGACACATAGATGACGGGGGTGCCCATACCCTCGACAGGCTCCAGACGATGCTGCGCCTTGATCATCAGCTTGATCAGATCAGCGGCGCCGCTCTCACTAACCAGATTCGACACGTCGATGTTGCAGATACGCACAGCGCCGCGCCAATCCTCAACCTTCATGCCAGTATGCCACTCCCAGATATCCTGGTAGACTTCGCGGATGTTGCCATTCGACTCAGTCTTGCTGACAGGCACGCCGCCATTTACGGCAGTGTGCTTCACGCCAGCCGTAGCACCAAGCGGCAGCAGACCGCTGATGGTCTTGTCACCGTTCACCACAAACCAGATGCTGGTGTTGTCGGTGCTGGTTCCGCCAGCGTCAATGATCTGCTCGGCGTTGCCGCCCGACAGCAGGCCGTAACGCTTGGCCAGGCCGTCAAAAGCCAGCGGATCGGGGGTGGTCGGAATGCCGGTGGTAGCGTTGCCGTAGAACCACAGATTCATCATCTTCTGGTTCAGAGCCTCCAGCATCGACTTAGCTTCCAGCGCACGCTGGGCCGCCGAGTTGCCGTTCAGTTCGATAATGCGCTTATCGACTTCCGAGGCCACGCCAATTCGGGCAGTGGTATCGGTGATCTGCGACACGTTCGATTTATCGACCGGGACACCACCGCCAACCGACAGCAACGACGCCGTAGGCAGCTTGGTGCGCAGATAGGTGATGTTCTGGGTACCGTCGTTACAGACGGACCAACGAATGTCTTGAAGGGCTGGGTTTTGCTGGTTAAGCAGTTCACACACCGTAGCGATGGTGTGATCCGGCTTCTCCCGCTGCACCAAGTCCATCAGATTCAGATAAGTGGCTCCAAGAGTAGCCATATGGTTTCCTTATTTCTTGTTAGACTGGTCCGCGTAGATCTGCGTAAGCTTATCCAGCGGGGCCAGTTTCTTGTCCGGTTCCGGCGAAGTGCCGGGACGCACGAAAGAATCTTCCTTGAAGTAGCGGCTGCCGATATCGTGCAGCACGCGCACCATCAGAGGGTTGTAGATAGAGCCGGTTTCCTTGATCGTCTTCTGGATCTCAGGAGACAGCTTATCGTGAGCGCGCATGACGTTTACCATCGTCTCCCGCGTCTTCTCCCCACCAAGCTGCGGATCCTTCTGCAACTCTTCCAACCAGCCCTTTTCCGCAAGCTGCTTGTACTCTTCCTCTTCGGCCTTGGCACGCTCCGCGTCACGCTGGGCGACAGCCAGGGCGGCCTTCGGATCCAGACCAGACTTCTTAGCCCAGTCGAGAACCGGCGCGATAGCCTTCACATCCACACCGGACGGAGGCTGGAACGACGCCCACGGATCTGCGGGGGCCGCCACAGGGGCGGCTACAGGCGCAGTAACCGGTGCCGGGGAAGCCGGCGCGGGCGCTACATGTGCCGAAGCGGCTTGGGTTGCAGGTGCAGAAGCAACAGGATCGGTCATGGCTGGAATATAACCTTTCGTGGTGAGTTGTAAATACTAAAAGACCCGTTTCAGTGTTACGTTGGCCTGTGTAACAGCAGACGCAGCAGCGCCAACAGCGCGAATGCGGATAGCTTGTCCAGCACCAATAACGAAATCGCAGTTTTCCGTGTTCAGTTGCGCGTGGCCAGCAGACCCAAGGCCAACAACTGCTGCAAGGTGGATGGACTTGTCGGTAGAGCTAAAAGGCTCCTGTAGGCACACATGCAGAGCGGCAGCCTGCGTGTAGCTAGACGCACAGATATCGACAACCTTATACTTATACGCAGACCCAACAGGAACGCAGTAATGGCCGTTCATGTCGGTATTCCAGCCGACCAGAATCTTCAATAGGCCGCTGGTTACAGTGGCAGGAACACCGGCCGTAACCACTCCGCCAGTACCAGTCTTGATGATATAGATATCGCCAGCGTTAGCGTTGCCTGTGCCGGTCGTAATTACGTCGGCAGCCCACACATCGGTCCACGTAGTCGAAGTAGTAAACTGCGTCTGCCCGTTAAGCGTCACCACCGCTGACTGGAAGGCGCCGCTGGCGTCAAGGCCGACAATTCTCACGGTCCGCGCACCAGTCCCGGCAGCGGCGTCAGCCGTTGAACTAGACGAGATATCCAGGGCCGACCCTGCACCGAGTACCGTATACGGATCAATAGCAAGACCATAGTTGTTCAAGTCCTCAAGGCTACCACTTCCGATAGTGGGATTACGTCCCCAGAACCGAATAACGTTACCAGAAAAGGCATCAGCGATAATGTCAGGCATATATTAGTTCCTGTGAAGTACTATAGTCTGCGCCTACGTCTGAGCAAGATGAAAGGAATACCTGCGCCACCAGGCGTCAGTATCCCGTACCCAAGCTGCCAGACACCCGGAGTGCCTAGAAGCCAGATCATGGAGGATCGACAGCTTGGAAGGTGGACAGCGGGGTGCCTGTCCAGTTCTTGGTCAGCAGCGGCGTGGCGGTTCCGCGCAGACGCTTTTCGATGGTCGATCCGGTGTGGATCTCGTCAGCCTCTACAAGATCCTTAATGGTATCAATGGCGGAAAGCTGGGCTGATTCGGTGGGGGTCAGGCCGGATACGCCTGTCTCGGCCACATACGCCGGGTTGCGCCAGTTAAGCTCAAGACCAGACCCGCCCGTAGTTGGGTCTAAAACCGGACGAACGCCGTCGTCGCGGAACCAGCGTGACGTGTCACTAGACACCTGTTTCACGAAACCGGCGGACTCATCAAAGTAG